CGTATCTGTGCCTGCCGCAGCTACCGTAGTAATGCTAAGTGCCCCACCTAGCGCCGTATTCCCAGTTAGTGTGAGAGTGGAACCATCACTAGATATATATTCACCACCACGGTCATAGAAGTACAGCTTGTCTACTATGCGTACATCGCCATCCAGAACGTCCAAGGCCGTTTCCGCATCAGTGCCGGTAATGTTAAGCACTTTGTCCGAAGCGTCCCAGAGTAGGTTATCTGAACCCGTTGCTGAGTGAAACGTAACGTCGCCCCCAGAGCCATCGGTTCCAACCGTGAGAGCAGTTAGGGCACCAAGGCTAGTCACGTTAGCTTGTGCGGCAGTAGTGAGAGTACCTCCGATATTACCGAATGTGGCATTGATCACAGTGCCCGAGAATACTTCGGACGAGTTGGTAGCCACAGTGAACCCTGTAAATACCGAAGCCGAATCGTCGTACCCAAAGAAGCCTACCCGAGCGGAAGAACCGTCGTGATACCTAAACTCTACACCTCTGTCTTTGTTGTCATCAGAGCCAGGAGCGGTATCTCCGCCGAGGGTAATGATAGGATCATCGACCGTTAGGGTGGTGCTATTGACCGTGGTAGTCGTACCATTCACCGTCATATCACCAGTAACCGTGAGGTTGTCAGCTACCGTAGTTTCACTGGTACTGTGGCCTATGGTAATCACAGTACCCGATATGCCGGTACCGATGGATACCGATTCACTGGAGTTTGCGGTATCAATAATTAGGTAAGCATCCGATCCCTGCTTGATGGTGAAGGCCGTAGCCTGGTTATCAGTGACCGCTACGTTAATAACAGTCCCATCTGCGCTGATGCTATCTAAGGCTATGTCCCCCACGTTAGTGATAGCCGCATCATTGAAGCTGGTGGCTCCCAGCGTATTGGCTGCTGCCGTTGAGATCACTCCTGCGGTAAAGGTCTGGGCCGCAGAGAATGACTGGGCTAGTCCCAAGCTGGCAAGGGTATCTGACCCGGTAGCGGCCGGCAGGGTTAGGACCCGGTCAGCCGTGATAGAGCCCGGGGCTATCGTGTAGACCTGGGCGGTAGCACCCTCCCTGATATTGAGGGTGCTTACCTCGATCTCTTCGATCTGTAATCGGTCGTCGAACCGGCGCCACCGGACCGAGTTACCGCTGGTGATCCTGACGTCATGCTCATTGTCTGAGGTGACGGTCATGGTGTAGTAACCCGAGCTGTTCGAGGTAGTGCTCCCGTTGGTAACGGCGGTCCCACCTGTCTCAGTCACGGTGTTCTTCGCGAACGCCTCCACCGTGGCGCCGTTAACCGCAGCTCCGCTGGCATTGAATATGAACCCACTTAGATGAATATCGCTCATTTAATGCTCCAATATCACTGCCCAGTCTAGGTCGTTGCCGTTGGCCGATGAGTCCACGTAGAAGGCGCTGAACACCTCGCTTCCTGGGCGGAAGTCGATCTCTAGATAATCATTCGCACTTAGTTCGTACCCGTTAGCAGCTGCCACATCGGACCGCCCAAAGTACAGGGCCCCCGATATTCCGGTCCTGGCGCTGACTCGAATCCAAAGAATCCTGTCCACAGTATTACTGAGCTGCACCCGTGTGCCAGCACTCGGCACATCCGTTGTGCCAACATCGAGTCTCACGGCTCCACCAGGAGGAGGTTAGTCGTTCCCTCTTCATTGTGACCCGTGTACTCCAGGCCCTCAACGGCCGAGACATCGACGTAGTAGTTCCGTTCACTACTGGCATCATCCCGGAATGTGAACTCGACCAGGGAAGAGGATTCTGCGGCTGTCACCAGGGCCGCCCGGAGCTCCTGGACGCTGCGGCCGCCGTAAGGCTGCTGCAGGTCGATCACTACCGAATGCCCCCATTTGGCTGCCAGCTTCTTCCGGTACTCCAATGTAATGGAACGTACATCTGGGCTATTACCCGGGGTAGCACCCCGAACTAGCTCCAGTTTGAAACGTATGGACCTGAAGGCAGTTCCCGTGGGAGTGCTGGTGCCACCGAAAAGGAACGTGGTTATCCCGTTGTCGTCTATCCAGTCGTTATCGGCATCGAAGGTGGTCTCGGCATCGTTGGTGTCACTGGCGGTAAACGGTGTCCATGTACCATCGACACCATCGAGGCCATAGGAACACTTGACGTACTCGCTAGAGGAAGCACCCTCTACCTCAACCTTCAACCGGAGGGCCAGCTTCTCGACCTCTGCCTGGCCCGCTGAGAACCAGGGGGTCTGGTGTTCCCCCGCAGCGGCATACTCGAACGTGATACGCTGCCTCGGGTTCTCGACTGCGACCGGGAGCTGCTGCCAATGCAAAGTGGTGTTCTCTGCCCAGTAGACCCGGTATTTAGTTGATTTCTTAGCACCTGTGCCTGCATAAGCATTGGCTACTATCCCAGCCCTCATCTGGTTGTTATCAGTGACACTGGAGGTCCACTTAGTCTCCCAGCCCTGCTCGTTCCAGGCTAGTAACGAGGAATAACCAGTACCACCACTAGCTGGAGAATCACCTAGCTGACCATAACCTCCCCAGAGGCCAGGAAGTTCCGCAGGAGGAGCTGAACCATCGACCATCGCCAGAAGGTCGTTATGGGTAGCGATAAGGCCGGTAATGAAGCCCCGGTATGTGGTAGGCACACCGTCGTCCCGGTCCGGGCCCATTGCGCTTATCACCACGCCGCCAGACCCGATGGTATACCTATAGATACCCAGGCCCGCTGGGTAGTAGATCGAGTCCCTCCACCGGACGCAGCCTTCCCCGGCCTGGGGGTGGAACGGCAACGCCAGCTCCGTCTGGATGAACCGGCTGTTATCAGCGTCGTGGGCCCATAAGCCAGTACGGGTAGCAGCGTATAGGATAGGCTCTCCACTGGCATTCCTCGCTACGAATAGGTCCGCAACTTCATCAGCGCCACCGCCCAGGGACAACTTGGCATCCTCCACCTCTGTGCCGATGGTGTGAGCCCACCAGAGCTGTCCGTCTGCGCCTATCCCCCACAACCGGTCATCCCATTCAGCTAGGTACTTGGTAGCTTGGGTAGTGTCTTGCGTGAAGCTAGAAGCGTCTGAAGTGTGCCAGTAGGAGCTAGTAGTGGCGATCACCATGTAGTTGGTGCCGCCCAGAGAGATAGACATCGCGTCTGTAGCATTGGCGTCCAGCTGCTGGAGACTGCTCCCCCAGTTATCAGTTCCATCAAGGAACTTATGGACTGACGTAGAGCTGCCGTCGTTAGCCGTTCCGTATATGGAATCACCGAACTCGACCAGTATCCCCATGAGAGTGTCGAAGTTCGCAGTAGCGTCCTCAGTAAGTGGGGCCATCACCAGGTGACCCTGGTTCCGGAGGTTAAGTGTGCTCCACCAGGCCCGGTTAAGTGGCTCTTCGATGGAGACTACCTCTTCGGCGCCGATGCCGCCCCGGAAGTCTCCCCAGGCAGCCACAGAAGCCCTGAGCTGGGAGTCCTTGGTTGTATCACCAAGGACTACCTTATTGGGGTAGATACTCGCCAGCACCGTCTTCACCGGTTCCGCGAGGGGATACCGAACGGAGTTCAAACTGATCTCATTGTCTTGAATAACCCGTTGCGTCATCAGCTGACCGTTCTGAGGTTCTGTAGCATCGGCAACCGGCGCCTGGCTTCCTCGGCAAGCGACATCCAGTAAGTAGCCTGCCGGCGTTTCTCTCCAGGATCAGGAGCTCCCCAGTCCACCGAAAGGGCCAGGGCCGTGGCCCTAGCAATGAGGTACCAGTCGTAGACCTCACATGCCGTGTCGTCAGCATTGAGGAGGGCTGGCTTGTCACCCCCGGTTATCTTGAGCATGTGGTAACCCGCAGCTGACCGACCTTCGTTGGTGAACACCAGGTCCTGGGCTGCCCGGTCGATGCCCCAGAGGTGGTTCTCCAGCCGGTTCCACGTTGCCGTATCCTTGGTCACTGCTTTGATGTCGTCAAGCCAGACGACGCAAGCGCCTAAATCTAAGTCATACTCCAGGCCGACGCTTATGATCGCCGTGTCAGACTCCGGGTTGGCTAACGCCACCTGGCAATACTTCCAGGTGTCAGCCGTGAGGGCAGGGACACTCAGGGTCTCTAGCGGTGAGGCGCAATTAGCGGTGTCGTCCAGGAGTAACTTGAGGTTCCCCGAGCTGGTGCCAGCCGCTAGGTTTATCTTTATCCAGAACTCAAGGTGAGTGTACTTGCTCAGGTCTTTGGAGGCGATGCTGTCAGTGATGACAGCCCCGACACCTGCGCCGACAACGTAGGTCACTTTGAGACTCTGGTTGCCCTGTTTCTTGTCCTGGGTGTCCAGCTCGGTCGATATGCCTGTGGGCGTGGCGACCTCATCGAAGTCAGACTCACAGTCGTGTACCGTGGCGCTGGTGACACTGTAACGGTAGTCCACCCGGCGGATCATGGAGATGGTAGAGGGGAGGTCGAACCGGGCCGTGCTCCCGTCAGCGAAAAGGCTGGTGTCCTCCACCGGGTCGTAGGCCCTGCCGGTGACGTCGAGGATGCCCTGGTTGATGTAGTCGTGGATACGGGCCGGGTTGAAACGCTCGTCCCAGAGCTCGTAAGTGACGGTAGAAGCTACCGATGCGGAGAAAGCCGGGGCCACTGTCATGTCAGTGGAGCTCTGAGTGTAGTCTGATACCTGCCTGATGGCTTCGTCGTTACTGCCAGAAGTCAGGACTACCCATTTCCCGTTATGCGCGTCGTCTCCGCCACGCAAAGAGGTATCGACTATGCTACTGGTATCGACCTCTGAGGTGGTCGATGAGACATAGAGGGCACCAAGGTTGTAACCAACTGCCACCCGTATCTGTTTTCGGGTCCTTCCCTGGATAACCGCCATTCTCGACCCTCATCACTGTTTGTCGTTACCGTGACCGGTAAGGCTTCGGTCGTGCCCGAAAGGCTGGGCTTTGGGCAGTTGACCGCTTCCCGCCTAACTGGGAACCCTGCGCTCCTGCCTGGACTACCTTGCCACCGATCCTACGGGCATGTGCCGCCGCTTCCCGCTGACCAGCATCGGTATAAGGATAACGCTTAACGACCCTACCCGCTTTTACCACTGAGGCCATTACCAATATCTCCCATGAAGACTCTCTTTCCAGAATGTGTGGGAGTCTCGTATCTCCAGCAAGACCTTACCCAGGTCGTGCTGTTGGTCTCTACTCAATGCCTTCGGGGCCTCTTTACCCTGCCACTCTTTCTCGGCCTGTTCACGCTGCCAGTGGCATATCTCGTCCAGTTCGTCTACATCGTAGATGGTATCCGCGCCGGGGATGTGGACCACTACTTCGTGGTCCGTCCCCAGCTCGAATATCTTGTAACGCTCACCTAAGAGCCAGACCCCTTCAACCATGATTAGTTCCTGTTACTCTATGTTAGCCTTGATAAGGCCGTATTCGCCAGCTACGCCAGCTATCGGGCCCATATAACCTACCGGCGAAAGGTTAACTGAGCCGTCTTCGTCGTAGACTTCTACCGCTCCATCTACACCATTAGATGCTATTAAAGGAACGCCTGCCGCTGGAGTCCCATCAACTAAGACTGCGGTGAACCCTTTAACACAAAGCCATCCGTAAGAGCCCGACGCAATATCGACACAAGTCCAACCCAGTGGAGCGTGATCAACATCATTAGCGTCATGCGCCTCTACAGCTTTGTACGGGTTTTCATATAATCCAACTTGTTGTGAAGTCGTCATCGCGGTTAGAAGACCATCTGGTTCATCGATAGTTACTACACATCCTGTTGCACTTGATACCAACGTGTTCCCTTTAACCCTGTACATATGGCCTTCTTCTTCTACGTCATTGAAGACAAGCCAGCCATCTTTGTAAAGGTCTTTGGCAATAGACAAAGAACCACTAAGGGTTACACTGGTTCCTCCTGCGGATTGAGCAGATACTGCCAAGTCAACCTGATGAGCAGCAGTCCCTGCTTTACCCATCACTAGCTTACCGACGGTGATTGCTTCGCCTGTACTTGTGTATACAAACTCTCTGTCTGCGGTCTGCATACGAGTACCTAGCTTATGTTTTTGGGCAGTAGTAGTTACTTTCTCCCACCCAAATTTCCCCATTACTGTCTGTGGGAATGACATTTCAATTCTCCTTTCATAGCAGGCTCAAAGTCCTGCGATCCCCGATATTAAGGGCCTCGGGAATCGTTACAGCCCCTATTCGCTGAAAACCTCCAGCAGTGTCTTAACTGGTTGCTTGATAGACCTGTAGGCCACCTGGCGGACCTGAGTGCAACCCTGGCGCTTGCATACCGAACCCATCGGCTTGGCATACTTGTGCTTGTGTGGTAGCACTACAGGCGCTTCTTCCAGAGGCCCAGGGGGCTCAGGCATTTCTAGTACAGGCATCGTTGTATCCTCGGTGGGCTGGACGTCTGGTGGAACCAGACTCCAGCCCTTCCTGCGAAACCGTTCTCTGTGGTAAGCGTCAGCCGGCAGGTTAGGAAGGGCCAAGCCGTCTGCTCGGTACCAAGTGGCCCGTTCCTGTTGCTTGACGATGAGCTCTAGGCTGAAACCTTGCGTGGCTAACCATCGCCGCTCTTCAGTCAGTTGAGGTCCTGTCGGCATGAAGCCTCCCTATTATGCGTTGGTGGCCGGGTTACTGACGACGTAGAACATCGAAGCTCCACGGGTATCATCTATCTCGAAAGCACCGTAGTCAGATGTGACCACGAGCTCCGTAGCCCGTAGCGATGCGTCCCGCTGCTTCTCCCGCTTCATTCCAACACTGGTGAGAACTCCGATGGCTCCCTTGTCGAAGATAGCCCCGTAGCCGTCACCGTTAGTGTCCTCGGAGATGTTCCCGTCCTCGAAGATGGGAACACCAGAGAGTCTCAACCCGGTCCAGAAGGGACCCAGGCGGTCTTCTGAGAAGCCGGTGGGTATCGGCCGAATA